TAGGCGGCTCAATGCTTATATTACTCGCATTTATACCGTCAATTGTACAAGGTTTCGGCTTGATTGCGACGTCGCTGGGCATGTCCTCAGCAGCTTTATTGCGTATGATTTTAATGGTCGGAGGCTTAGTCGGTGGCATTGCATTATTAGTGACTGCACTCGTCCTCGCGTACAACGAAATTGAGTGGCTTAATAAAGCAGTAAAAGCGGTGGGCAGGGGCATTGTCGACGGGTTTAAGATTGCGACTCAGGCGGTCGAGGATTTCGGGGGCTATCTTAGTAATTTAGCGATCACCACATGGCCTATAATTGTCAGCGGAGCAGGTGCGGCAGTGGACGCTGTCAAACGTTTTGGCGAAGCGATGAAACCTGAACTTATTACTGCGTACACTTGGGCACTCGAAGGTTTGGGCAAAGTGTCGGATCTTATCGGAAAAGGTGTACAAAAGCTTGCAGACTCGGGCGTTACTGTTATGGACGTGTTGCGAAATTTAGCGGGTCCAGCTACGACTGTATTAACTATTTTCCTTGGCTTGCAGGGTCCGATTGGTTTAGTAGCTTCAGCGCTCGTATTTTTAGCGACGAGAACGAATATAGTTACTGATATGATAAAGGTGTTTAAAGGCGAGATGGAATTTAGTGATGCTATTGATAGTATGGGCGATATGGCATCCGCATTTATAACTAATATGGCGGAGATGCTCGCAAAATCAATCGAGGTTGGGGCTGAGATAGTTGTCAAGTTTATCGAGGGCATCTCGGCAAAAATACCGACAATAGTTGATACCGCTGTCAACATTGTTTCAAAAATAATCGAAACTATTGCTACGGTGCTCCCGAAAATACTAGAGTCAGGTGCGACAGTTGTTTCGAATATTATTATAGGTATTATATCGGCACTCCCGGCTATTTTAGAGGTGGCGTTGACTATCATCAATACTCTTATAAATGCGGTCGTCGATAATCTCCCTATGATTATTGATACTGGTATAAAACTGCTCGACACATTAATTAAAGCGGTTATGGATAACCTCCCTATGATTATTGATGCTGGTATCAAGATACTTGACTCGCTTATAAAGGCGATTACTAATAACTTACCAATGTTGCTCGACGCTGGTATAAAACTGCTAAACACGATTTTAGACGGTATTATTATTAACCTACCCCTTATTATAGATGCTGCAATTGGTGTGCTTGATACTTTATTAAACGCAATCGTTGATAATCTTCCTATAATTTTAGCTGCAGGGGTAAAAATATTATTCGCAGTTGTTGATGGACTTATAAAAGAAATTCCAACACTACTTAAAGCGGCGCTTGATATTATAATAGCTATCTCGGAAGCGTTAATAGACAACCTCCCTAAAATTTTAGACGCGGGGATAAAAATATTACTCGCGTTAATCGATGGTATTGTATCAATTCTGCCACAATTAATAAACATTGCTATAAAATTAATAATTGAGATAAGCAAGGCGTTAATAGACAACCTCCCTAAAATTTTAGACGCGGGCGTAAAAATACTTTTAGCGTTGGTGAAAGGTATTTTTAGTATTATATCAGAATTGCTAAAAGCCGGAGGAACGATAGTCGCAACAGTCGCTAAGGCGATTGGAGGTAAGCTAGGTGACATCTTTGACAAAGGCGTTGAGATTCTTAAAAAAGTAGTGAGCGGAATAAAAAACGGCATAGGCGATATGGTTTCAATCGGCGCGGACATTGTAAACGGTCTTGTTCGAGGCATTTGGTCGATGGCGGATAAGGCATGGAAGGCAGCGAAGGACATCGCAAAAGGCGTGGGCAACTCGATTAAATCCGCGCTAGGCATTAAATCGCCGTCACGTGTGACAATGGCGCTGGGTGTAAACGTCGGCGAGGGGTTTATTATCGGTATTGAGCGCATGGTCGGCGGAGTAAAGCAAGCAGCTGACGAAATGGCTAACGCTGCCTTGCCTGACGAAAACGAGTTATCGCTTGCTTACAGCGTGCCAAACGTTAGCCCACTCGGTGTGAGCTATTCAGCGGCAGGCACTGCGGATAAGTCAAATGCAGAAGTTGTGTCGGAGTCGCTTGCAGATGCGCTGCGAGGCTTGGCAGTAGAGATGAACGGTATAGAAGTTGGAAAGATAGTCGAAAAAACGGTCACACGTGAGCAAGCATGGAAAGGCCAGCGAATGGCACAGTATCAACGATAGGAGGGGCGCTATGCTGGAAAGTGTCGAAAATATGACCTATAATGGCGTCGATTTAGCACAGGAATTTACCGACGGTATAAATAACGAGAATTACTTTATTGTCAACGAGGTGCGGGGGCGTGGCGTCATGTCCTCCGTGCTTGAAACGTTAAATATTTCTGGAATGCTTGGAGGCTATATTAAAGACCCGTTTATGCCGGAGCGACGCCTTGAAGTGGACATTACAGTAAAAGCAGAATCTTTTGAGGCATTAAGGCGAAAAATTGAGCGGTTAGGTGCTGTACTTTATACAGATAAGCCTGTGGCAATATCGTTTGCAGACGAGCCTAACAGAACTTATTACGGCAGAATAGGCATGGTTTACGACAATATCGAGTTGTCAAAGATATATAAAGCCACGCTTACAATCATCTGCGAGGATCCGCGTAAATATGGCGACGAACAGACGGCAGTAGGCAATCCTGCGCAAATAGTAAACGAAGGCACTGCGCCAAGCTATCCAATAATTAGCATGGACGTAGTGCAAGACACTACATTTATTAAAGTAGATAACGGACATGACTTTAATATGGCGGGCGAGCCGGCAAGCGTTGATGATACGCCGTTCGAGCCTACTACAACTATTTTAAACGACCCTATGACGTCTACCGTCGGGTGGGGTGCTGCTGGTTTTACGCCGGACGGCAGTATAAAGGCAGGCACGATTGGGACAGATGGTCAAAGTTTGATACCGGTCGATTATGGAGCGGGTACGAGCTGGCATGGACCTGCATTACAAAAATCTTTGTCGGAGCAATTGCAGGATTTTAGCGTAGAATTTACGTTTGCTTTTAGCGCAGAAACAATACAAGAGCTTGGTAAGATACAGCTTTACGGGTTAGACGCGGCAAATAAACGCATATTTATGCTAGGCATGGCGAATTATTGGCGAGAAATTGACCGCAACATGCCGGAGGGGCAGCTTTATAATGACTTAGAGCAACGCTATCCTGTTTTAGTACGAAATGCTGGCGAGGACTGGAATAAATTTTACGGTTATATGAAGATCACGCGCGTTGGTCAGCAGTTTACGATTATTTTAAATAAAGTAAATCGGCTAACAAACGAGAGCATTGCCGTCAAGCAAAAGACGTATTTTGATACGGATAACAAGTATCAAAAATTATTGTCGGGCGTTGGTATACATTTCGCAAAGTTTGGCGACTATGCACCGATTACGAGTATTGGAGCAGGGCATATCACGGTATCTCGCATTAATCAAAATAATGGCATTCCGTATATATTTCGCGCAGGCGATAAAGTGGTATTCGACCATCACGCTAAAATAATTACGAGAAACGGCGAAGATATTACGAGAGAAAAAGTGTTTATCGGTAATTATTTTCCTAACGATGCGGGCGATAGCGTAATTAGCGTTGAGCCGCCCGAAGCGGTAAGTAACGTCGAGGTAAGGTGGCGTCCAGCATGGCTTTAATTCATATACTCGATAAACAAAACGATGCGATAATCGGGACATTAGATAATGAACGCGGAGAATACTACCGTGCCGAACTCGTAAAAAATATAGATAACACTAACTTTTTCGACTTTATCGCGCGGGCGGAACTCGATAAACTGGAGAAAAGGAACCGCGTTTTAGTGCAAGACATGGACGGAGTTTTTAACGAATTTATTATAAACTTTTCGGAAAAATATACACGCGGCGAGGCGCTTATTAAGACCGACGCCAGTTTTACGGACTTACGAAAAGCAAAGATATTTAAGCCGGAATCTTGGGGCGGTCAGACTGCGGAAACAGCGCTCACTACAACGTTAAACGGAACGGAATGGTCGCCGGGAACAGTTGAGTTTACAGTTTCACGAAATTTCGTAATTGACGATTACCGCGACGCCTACTCCATGCTTTCGTTAATTGCTAGCAATTTCGGACTAGAAATAAAGTTCCGCGTCGAGGTTAGCGGAAATAAAATAGTAGGGCGTTATGTCGACCTTGTAGTCGATCGCGCTTCATTTGAGGGCAAGGAAATTACGCTAGGCAAAGATTTAGTCGGTATTACTCGCGTGGAAAATAGTATCGACATTGTGACATCTTTGGTCGGTATTGGACCCGAGCGCGAGGACGGCACTAGGTACGTTGTCACAGTTGAGGACGATGAAGCTTTGCAGCGCTGGGGCAGGCACGGCAAGCATTTAATCGGAAAATACGAGCCGGAAACATCTGACGAGAATATGACGGTCGAGCGGCTGACACAGCTTACGCAAGCCGAGCTTAAAAAACGGATTGACTCGTCTGTTGCCTACGAATGCGAAGCGGTTGCGCTCGAGCATTTATTCGGAAGGCAGCACGAAAAAATTCGCGAGGGGCAGGTTGTTCGAATAAAAGACGATGGCTATAGTCCGCCTTTATACCTAGAAGCGCAGATACAGGAGATGCGAATAGACCCCGCAACAATGCGCGTGACAAACTTTAAAATCGGAAACTTTATCGAATATAAGCGAGATGAGCTTGAAGCTTTAAAGGCGATTAAAGATACGCTTAGGACTAAAGCATCGAGATCATACGCAGAGCAAGTAGCGAACCAAGCAGAGGACAATGTCCGGACTGACATAGAACAGGGCAATGTCGCACTGCCAGCGGAGTCTATCGCAGGCATGATTGACGCAGGCAAGGTTGATGTCTCATTAACGATAGATTCAACGATTCCGTTTGCAGCGGATTCAAACGTTTTTTATGGTAATGGTCCATATTTTTTGACAGACGTACTAGAAGATAGAAACTATCATAGAGCGGTCGTATTGTCGTTCGTTCATGATAAGCGATACGTATTTATTCGAGTTTACGGAAATTGGACATCAATCGATCCTGGTAGCGACCCCGTACTTGATGGCAGTTGTCAATTTATTATATCTACATCAAAAGACCCTGCTGACGCAATACCGGGAGGAAGTGGGCAATTTACCGAAAAAGCGCCAACAGAAGGTGCTAGGACGTTAGTCTTAGACATGGGTGAGCCTACAAAGCAGATAAAAGATATTCACGTACTTTTTAGAGCTAGTGGGAGTAAGACTAGCACAGCCTTTCCAGGTGCAAATTTACGACTTGGCTATAAAGGTCAAAACGACTAGAGGTGATTAATATTTTAGTAGCATTTGAGTTTATGAATAACAAACCGGCAAATTACACAATTTGCCACGCAGGTGACGGAGCGGAATTTATAAATCCGCCAGAAAGACCGATTAGAGGTGCTAAAAATGACGGTCATTATCGTTACTACACGCACCTTTACGAGATGGAACAAATGGAACTTGACGAAGTTTGGCGCAACCGAGACAGCTATTATTTAGATGTTGATGGTAGCCTGACTAATGGCAATATACGCTTCAACGTCATTACGATTTACGAAATAACCGACCATTGGACTAATTATTTCGTAGTAGATGAAGCAGGGGAAATCTATGAATGTATCGCTTTATTTAATGACGAAATGCCTAGTGCGAATATGATCTCTAAACCCGTTCCGCTTAACTTAAGTAATCCCATTTGGAGTTTTGAACTTAATGATTGGGTAGCAGGAGAACCGTTCAAGCGACCGCTTACAATAGAAGAATTAATGAAAGAAAACGATAGATTAAGACAGCAAAAGGAAATAAGTGACATGGCTTTAATCGAGTTATCAAAATCTATTTTAGGAGGTGAAGGGGGTGAGTAATTTGTGGCTAGCTAAGCTATTCGCTCAATACATTATAAAAGGGATGGAAAAGTATAGTGACGTCCCAGAAGTCCTAAAACCTCAAGTTAAGCAAATCTTAATTGAGGAAGGCTATGAACATCTAGTGACAGAATAGCAAAACGAGGGAGCCTATACCTCCCCCTAATCCACTAAGACAATAGGAAATTAGTGGACTAGCTAAATCATATAACTTTAAAAATTTTTACGAAAGAGACAATAGGGGCATTTTATAAATAGATATAAAGCCCTAAACGGAGGGTTTAAAATGGATAGATTAGACAGATTTATAGCTACTTTGGCAGGTGGATTTTTAGTTCCTGTATTCGAATTTTTATATGGTGAGGGAAATATTGTGATCTACACAATGACAGCTTTATTATTCTTTGTTGTGATGGATTGGATAAGTGGAACAAGAGCAGCGAAAAAAGATAATACGTATGCAAGCAAGTATGGAATTGATGGCATATTCCGTACTTTTTTTATTTTGCTACTTCCTGCAGGCGGACATTTGTTAGATATGATTATTAGTTCACCTGGTGTTATTTTTGGTCTATTGGCATTTGGTGTACTCTATCATATGATCCAATCAATGACCGCCAATGCAATTCGTGCAGGTTGGGGGGAATGGGTGCCAGATTGGATATTAACTAAAATAACCGATTGGGTGAAGGTGGAATTAGAAAGCAAGCTTAAAAGGGCAGAGGTACGAAAGAAAGAATTAGAAGGAGAAGATCATAATGGCTAAAATATTTATTGATCCAGGTCACGGCGGCAATGACCCGGGTGCAGTCGGCAGCGGGCTTCGCGAAAAAGATTTGACGCTCGCAATCGCAAAGGGCATTCGAGACACGCTTATAAGCGAATTTGAAGGCGCGCAGGTTAAGTTGAGCCGTGAGGACGATCGCACGCTTTCGCTTAAGCAGCGGACTGATATGGCGAACGCTTGGGGCGCTGATTTCCTTCTTTCTGTGCACATAAACGCAGGCGGCGGAGTGGGCTACGAGGATTATATTTATCCGCGTGCAGGCTCGTACACGGCGTCCTGCCAGCGAAAAATTCACGAGGAAGTCATGGCGAAAGTAGGCTTTAAAGATCGCGGCATGAAGCGGGCTAACTTTCATATGCTGCGCGAATCAAGTATGCCTGCTGTCCTTACCGAGTGTGGCTTTATTGATAATACTTCGGACGCTGCACGCCTTAAAGATAGCGCTTATATAGCGAGGTTAGCGCGCGGGCACGCTTTGGGCTTAGTACGCATATTTGGGCTTAAAAAGCGAGCTGCAAGCGCACAAGCAACATACTACACTGTCAGAGCGGGCGACACATTATCGAGGATTGCTCGAGCTTATAATACGAGCGTGGACGGGCTACTGCGCCTTAATCCGCAAATTTCAAATAAGCATGTAATCAACGTCGGGCAGCGTTTGCGCGTAAAATAACGAAAAGCCTGCTCGTGATTGAGCGGGCTTCATTTCGTTTTAAATAATTCGGTATTCGGTTATATCATACTCGCCATCGCCTGATTCCGCATAGACTGGTCGTATAGTATATCGTTCATCGCTCGCCTCCGTATAGCCTTCGCACTTCCAGCAGTCGATATAATCATCGCCGTTCCATCCATTTAATGCGTAAACTTCCCCGTCAATCTCTACTAATTCGATTTCCTTGTTTGCCCACCATCTGCCAACCGTTTTAAATTTACTCATTTTAATCCCTCGATCATTTCCGCAACATCTGCAGCATAATCGCGGTCGAGTTCGGGCGCTAATTTCGTAAGAAACCTTTCCATTTTGCCCGCGCCATAAGTCGAGTAGTCGATGTATGCTCCGTCCGTTTGAATGGTTAGTACATCACGATTTCCCATCGAATTAACTTCAAATGCGAATACGATAGAAGCGTTATTTAAAGCGTCCTTAATCTTGCTAATTGCGTTTTTACTTGTAACATCTACTTTATAAGTATTCATTTATTTTTTCCTCCTTATTTTTGGTAGAGGGGAAGTTATCCCCTCATATTAGTAAACTAATTTAAAGTCGTTGTAGTCGATATCATCAAAACCGTTTTCTTTTATAAAATTTTCTTCGTTGAAGCTGAGTAACTCTAGTGCTTCTTCCACTGTTAAACTTTTATTCGTTGTGATCTCTCCTACTAAAATGTCTTCGTACATTACTTTTACCATGTTATTTCCTCCTTAGTTTTGTTTGTTTGCCTGTTCTTGATGTTAATTATATTATATAACCTTTTAAGGTTAAAGTCAACACCTTTTCATAAAGTTTTTTAAATTATTTTTCCAAACCACCTTTCCATAGCTTCAACTGAAATAATCCATTCTTTTCTTATTCCACCAGGTCTAGAAAAAGACTTTATAAGACCTTCCTTTTCCATCTCTTCTATTTCCTTTTTATTAAGAGATGGTTTTAATTTATTTTTTACAGTTTCCTTATTCTTTCCCCAACGATAAGCAGCTTCCGTTGGGGTCATGTACTTATCTATCTCTCTCAACTTTATCACTCCTATTTTCTTTTTCGCCTAAAGCCTTAATATAAGGATCGTGATATTTTTCCTCCGCTTGTTTTCTTGCTTTTATTGCGTCTATTTTATTTTTAAATCTACCAAGAAATATTTGTTTACCCGCATAACCTATATAAGCGTCCCATTCACCAGATGGCTTATGCATAGCAACACCCTTTACACCACTTTTATTATCAATACGCTTTTTAGCCTTTAGTAGTGCCGCATTAACTCCTTCCACGTACTGATCATTGTATTTTACTCGTAAATTCTCTTTTTCCTGCTTCTTTTTTAAGCAACCGCAAGACTTAGTGTTTTGGGCTGTTAAGCGTGTGCTTACTACATCAACATAGTTACCGCAGTCGCATTTACACTTCCACACTGATTTTCCATTTTTTCTCCCTATTATTTCTAAAGCAGTGAGGATACCGAAACGCTTACCAGTTAAAACTTTGCCTTTTCGTATACACCCACACGATTTACTATTGCCTGATGTCAATGAGACTTGTCTTATATTTTTTATAGTTCCGCATTCGCACTTACATTGCCAATACCTTATATAGCCTTTTTGCTCAGCTTCCTTGATAACCGTCAACTTACCAAATTTCTTTCCCGTCAAATCAATGCGCATTATGCTACATCTCCGATCACTTCATAAATAGCTACCAGTTCATCTTCCACGCCGTTTTGACGTGCGCCTAGCAAGTCCATAACTCCTAACTCTTTTTTGCCAATAAAGTTATCCTCTGAGTCAAACTCCAACATAGCAATTTGTTGCTTAAATCCTTTATTAATATAAATGCGACGTTTGCCGTATTTTGCCCAAACATTAACTTTTGTATCTTTACCTAGTTTATTTTGAATCATTTCAGCAACTTCATTAATAGACTTCTTAACTCCCTTTTTAACCTCTGCCCATGCCAATTTTAAGCTTTCTGCGAAGTATTCTTTAACCTTTCCGCCGAATTTTTGTTGTCCTGCCTTTGCGATTTCCCAAGCTTTTTTCATAACGTTCATTTTTCGTTTCCCCCTTAACTGATCTTAATTATATTATATAACCTTTTAGGGGTAAAGTAAACACCTTTTCGTAAATATTTTTAATTTATTTCAAAAAAAATAAAGCTCAACCATAACAGGTAGAGCTTAGTTAGTTTCCTCCTTATTAATTGAACTCCATCCATAATTCGTTCTCGATATATTTCGCAATATCTTCTTTTATAATACGAGCCAAAATTTCAGGATCTTTATTAGTCTCATGGACTATAAAGGATAGGTTCATAACTTTTATTAGATCGCAGTATTCTGGTGATGTGTATGCTTTTACAAATACCTTTCCATTATTGCGATTTGCTACTAAAAAAGGCGTTGGCTGTGACGGATTAGCTAACTGATCTTTCTCACTTTCTATCCCTTTCATAATAAACTCTAAATCAACTTTCTTTAAGTTTTCAGTAACTGTTTTCATCATTTCTTTATTATCCTCCATTTTTACGTATTCTTCAACCCATTTTCTAATTAAAGCTGAACCACTTATGCTTTTCCTTTCGTTGATTATGTTGAATTTTTCTCGTAAATCTTCACTAATTTTTATTGTCAACTTTTTGTCTTTCATTTTATCCTCCTTACAATAATAATAGAGTTGAGGGAAGTTGCATTTATAAGTTCTTTAACTCGTGCGCATATACCGCAATAACTTCATTCCAGTCTATATCTTTCGCCCCCTCGATTTTATTGGCTAGTCGTTGAGCAGTAACTTGTACAGTGCGCAACCATCCGTTTTTAGTGACTACCCACTCTTGCATTATAACTACGCTGTTTTCTCTATCTATGTGACTTATTTGACTTTTAGGAACCCATTGATTAATGAAAAGGATAGCCTTTTCAGTTTCTTTTCTGATTTTACCGTATACAGCAATTTCACCAGGCTTAACTTCAATTTTACTCATATTCTTTAACTCCTTCCAAGCTAATTTTAAAGCGATAGAAAAGTATTCCTTGACTTTACCTCCAAACTTCTTAACTCCGTTTCTTGCGATTTCCCAAGCACGTTTCATTACGTTCATTTTTACTTCCCCCTCATCTCTATCTTAATTACATTATACCGTACAAGTACATACCAAGTCAACACCTTTTCATAATCTTTTTTTAACTTATTTCAAAAAAAATAAACCTACTTATATTAATAGGTTAACGCCCCCAGCCGGAATTATTTAGCGTCACAAGCGCCCATGACCACCTCGGCATAGGATTTAATATTTCAAATTTAATTTAACGCTTGCTTGTTAGGCGTTAATCCGTTACAATATTACCGATAAACGTCATCAATGGTACCGAAAAAGAAGCGCATAAATGTTCGTTGAGCGCACCGCAAACATACCTTAAAGCCTAAAATATGCTTTATAATTCAGAATTTATCGCCATGGTAGCCGATAAGCTGAGACTAGAACATAAATCGGCTTAAACGTTGGTATGACGCGAAAAACTCAACTTCATAGCGTACGTGTTTTACCGATAAATAGCGGCAACAAGCCGTTAAATGTTTCGGTAGCGCATACGTAAACTAAGCGTATTCTTTTTCGAGTATCAAACGGAAAAGGGGGCGCTTTTTTGTGTTTACGGAATTCAGTTACCAAATCGAAAATTATATGTTATATTGCGACGCAAAAAGTTTAACCACGAAAACAAAGGCGAGTTACGAGCAGTCACTCGGGCTATTCGGAGCTTATCTCCAAAATCACCACAAAATAACGGACGCAAGGGATGTCAAAGCCGTCCACATTCGCGCTTACATTAAGCACCTTAAGGAGCGCGGCAAGTACACAGTCGTGAACGATGAGGCAAGTCGAGCGACAAACGACCCTAGTAATCGCAAGGACTTAAACAAGCCTATAAGCATTACGACGGTCGCCAATTACTTACGCAATATCAAAGTATTCTTTAACTTTTTAGTAGCCGAGCGAGAAATAAAAGTTAGTCCAGCCGAAAATATTCCGCACATTAAACCGGAACGAAAGAAGAAGTCGTTGCTATCTGAGTCGCAGCTAAGGCAAATCATGCACTCATTCGATACGACTACATTTCACGGCTTCCGCAATTGGTGCATGACGCGGCTTATATTGGATACGGGCGCAAGGATAGGCGAATGTGTCAACCTTAAGCCGAAGGACGTGGACTTTAAAACGCGGACAATCCTTATTACGAATCCGAAAAACCGCAAACAGCGCTATGTATTTATTTCACTTAAATTTGCGAAGGAGCTGCGGCGCTGGATGTTATATCGCGACAGGTACAGTGACAGCGAATACTTATTTCCAACAAATAGGGGCAACAAGCAGGACACGTCGCTTTATGCGGTCGCACTAAAAAAGGCCGGAAAAGAGATAGGCGTTGACGTGTCACCTCATTTACTGCGAAATAATTTTGCAAAGTACTACCTGCTCAACGGCGGTGATTTTGCCACGTTATCGCGTATTTTAGGGCACACGTCAGTTGACGTGACCATGAGGGCTTATCTGGACTTTTCAGAGGACGAGATCGGCCGGAAGTACCAAAAACATTCGCCGCTCAATAATATGCGACTTTAAACCGTGTGACTTAATTTAGCGCGAGCAACTGCGGAAATGTAGTCTTAAGATTGCAATAAATTACGGAATATGGTACAATATAGTCAAACTAACAATTACATTACGGGAGGGTTACGGTTGGAAAAAACGAAGAAACCGATTTTCAAGCGTTGGTACTTTTGGGTTGCACTTATTATCGTACTGGGCGCGGTAGGCGCGGGCATGGGCGAGGACAAAGAAAGCGTCGAAAAAGTCGCTACCACAACGGCGGGTGAAGTTAAGAGCGGCGGAGCAGAGGAAAAGTCGAAAGCTGCGGAAGAAGAAGCGCCGAAAGATTATAAAATAGGCGATACTGCCGAAATTAAAAATCATAATGTGTCGGCGGTCAACGTCGAGCGGAAAACGTCGGGCAATTACGATACAGCAAAAGACGGGCACGAGTTCGTAGTTGTAAACGTCAAGATTGAGAACGGTGGCGAAAAGAACATCTCGTACAATCCGATAAGTTTTAAGCTAAAAACGAGCAGCGGAAACATCGTCGATCAGGCGCTAACGATAGTAGACTCTGATACAGCGCTAAGCTCGGGCGAATTAGCAGCAGGCGGAACGGTTGAGGGTACGGTGTCGTTCGAAGTGCCGGCCGGCGACCAAGACCTCGAATTAATTTATTCGCCGAATCCTTTTACCGACGACAGCGTTATAATTAAATTACAATAAAACGTAAGACTTCGTAGATAAGACTTTCGCAAATTAGCGAAGGTCTAATTTTTTTTGCGCGGAAAACGGTACATACAGTAGAAGCGAAAAATTTACGTAAATTATTTTTAAAAATATGGTCCAAATTTAGCGCATGGCCTACCCTTCTATAATAGGGCGGGAAAATTTTACGAAAAAGTTTTTTAAAATAAATGTCCCAAAATCGGGGACTAACTGCACGATATAGAGTAGAGGGATGAAAAGGAGGTTGGTGCGGTGGAGAAACCGCGGACAGTGATCGATTTTAGAAAGCGCAATTTCTTCATGGTGACTCGAGATGTAGTCGATAGAGATGTAAAGCTAACTAAGCCAGTCGACATTGCGGTTTACTGCGTATTATGTATGTACGCCGACAACGAGACCAAGGACGCCTTCCCCAGCGTTGGTAAAATCGCGCAAAAGGCGCGCTGTAGTGAGCGAGTGGCGCGGCGATCGTTGCAGGTATTAAAAGAAGCGGGCTACATCGATATTAGAGAGCGGAGGGATGCACGCGGGTATCAAACGTCTAATCAGTACATTTTACTTGACGTTAACATTGACTGACTATCCGTTTTGACAGGCTCGGGGTGTCGTTTTTGACAGGCTCGGGGTGTCGGAAAGGACAGACTAACTATACTTACAGTTATCTATACTTACAGTTACCTAAACTAATAATACCGACAGTGGATAAAAAGCATCTACTATCGGAAGATTAAAAGAATAAAAGATACCGCCACTGTCGTGTCGGGACTGTATTATCGAAAATAATAATAAGGAGAACAACAATTGAAGGCGGTGAGTTCGATGTCTAACCTTAGATATTACGGAGGCTTGGCGCTAGGTGCGCTAGTCCTCGGAGCATTCTTGTATTTTATTACTTTATAAAAGGAGGAATAGCGGTGGGAAACGAGTTAACTAAGTTTGAATATGCGAAATTAGACGGAAAAACAGCGGACTTCTTACGGAGTAAAGAGCGTAATATGCGGGAGATTGTCGGAAAGGCTTATACGGAGTTGGGGCGGGAGTTGTACGAGGCGCAGCAGGCGTTATCAAAGAATGGGTACGGATGTTTTCGAGAGTGGTGCGAATATATAGGTATAAATAAGATGAAATCTACACGATTAATACAGCGGTATAAATTAATTATAAATAACCCTGATAAAACCGAACTAATAGAAAGACTACCAGTATCCCTAGCATACGAAATTTCAAAGCCAAGCAATGAGAGCAGAAGAGAGGAAACAGAAGCCAAGAATGACGTATTAAATGGTAAAATAACAACGCTGAAAGATTTCAAAGAAAGGGTTGAGGTATTAAAGGTATCAGAAATTAATGTGACAAGGAGCCGTCTCAAAGAGTATAAAAGAAGAGTTAGGAATGGGCAGGAGGGCACAAAGAATAGATTACTAAAGGATTCGAATTACTGTTATATATGTGAAAATGACTGCACCCCTATACTCCAGATACACCACGTAAAACCGGTAGAAATAGGAGGGGATAACTCGAAGTGTAATGTTGTTTTATTATGCCCAAACTGCCATGCTATAGTTCACGTATACTTAACCGATAAGTTAGATAAAAAATACGGATTAGAGACTGCTGTAGAGTGGGTTAATAGTAATATGAGTGATAAGGGAATACGGAGATTGAAGGAATTATGGAACAGCATGCACTCAGAAGATGTTTCTGTTTTATGATTATAAATAACGAGTGAGACCAGTTAACTTCGGACACACATTGTGTAAAGGTAAAAGTGTTGGATACATTAAAACGACGATAAGGAGGACGAATAGATGGCGAAATTAGCGCCGGCAAAAGATTGGCGAAACCGTCCGATCAACAAGTGGAATACATTAACTTTTCATGCGTATATGCAGGACGAACACAAGCGGATATTCGGCGTTGACTACGTGCCATTTCGAGGTTGGCGTGTCGAGCAAGGACTCATCGGAAATTTAATCGGCACAAAAACGAAGGCGCGGCAAGCGAGCAACGAGCAGGTCAAGCGGTTTATTGACGAGTGCTTTGCGACATATAAGCCTTCGCGCGAATATCCGGGGACAAGTTTCGGCTTTTCGTGGGCATACCGTAAAAATATATGGCAACGAGTGCAGGCGGAGAGCAAGCAAAAAGCGGAGGCTGTGCGGGCGGAGGAGGAGCAAAAGACCGGCTGGGATGAGCTGGCGGAATGGTTATAAAAACGGAGGAGGAGGAGTCTAAATGAACAAGGAGCAATTAAAAGAAATACTAGAGAAGCATGAAAAGTGGCTTAAAGGTGAAGAGGGAGGGGAAAGAGCAAATCTTGCAGGAGCTATCCTTAGGGGAGCAGACCTTGAAAATGCAGACCTTGTGGGAGCTATCCTTAGGGAAGCAGATCTTAGAGGAGCAGATCTTGCAGAAGCAGACCTTGTGGGAGCTATCCTTAGGGAAGCAGATCTTAGAGGAGCAAATCTTAGAAGAGCTATCCTTAGAGGAGCAGATCTTGCAGAAGCAGACCTTAGAGGAGCAGACCTTAGAGAAGCAAATCTTAGGAGGGCAAACCTTAGGGGGGCAATTCTTAGATATGCAGACCTTGCAGAAACAAATCTTGCAGAGGCAAATCTTAGGGGAGTGAATACGGATTGTGTATTCAGCAAGAATATTTACAGCATTGATAACATAGGAACATTTCAGGGCAAAGTAACCTTTGTACCAGAGCTAAATAAAGTGTTTGCAGGTTGTTGGAATGGCACGCTAGACCAGTTTTTAGTAAAGGGAATTGAGATGAATAAAGGAAACAAAAGGGAAAAAAGAAATATCGAAATAGCTCATGAGTTTTTTAAAATTAATGCGAGTAAGGGGGACGAGGAGTGAGGCGCTTGTCAAAGGCGAATAATAAACGATGCCTGCTCGCTAGCCACTGCCGGTTAGCTGGCGGAGAATCCTGTAATAATCAGTGCGGAGCATGGGTCGCAATGCACGGCATGACAGGCGCAGGCGGGCGTGCAGGTGCGTCGAACTTACCGAGCGGTTATAAAGGTGTTACGCTTGCAAACTCGCCTGCTAGAGCGGAGCAGGGGCGCTTATACGACGTACTGGGCGACTATATAACGACATTTGAGCGCCAATTTAACGAAAATCCTGAGCGCATTAAATCGTGGTACTTATGGAGCAACTCGCCCGGCACAGGCAAGACTACGACAGCGAGCGCACTTTTAAATGCGTGGCTAGTTGCGCATTATCTCGGATCGATTAAGCGAGGTAAGCAGCCGATGCAGCGACCGGCATATTTTCTTGACACGAATGAGTGGCAGACGTATTATAACGAGTTTAATCGTCCGAGGGTGCCGGACGAAGTGGCGGAAAATGCGGCGACAAAATATTACGCAAATATGGAAAAAGCGAAGCAAGCGCCGTTTGCGGTGCTCGACGATATCGGCGTAAGAGACTGCTCGGAGGGATTCCGCGGCGACCTGCATACGGTCATAAACCATCGAACTGTAAGCGAGATGCCGACGATATATACGTCAAACCTGCCTATCGAGGACATGGCGCGAGTATTTGACGGCAGGTTGTACGACCGAATGCGAGATCAGTGCGGAGTCGTGCACTTTGCGGGAGAATCAAAAAGGGGGCGGCGGTAGTGCAATACGCAACTCTATTATTATCTAAAGTTATCGACAATAATGACGTGTCCGCATTAGCACGATACAACATAAACGAGACCGACATGCCGACCGATGCCGAGCGACAAGCCTACCGATTTATCACTAACTATGCGGAACTTAATCGGGGGCAAGCGCCGAGCTATGCGACTGTGGCGGCGGAAGTGCCCGAGTTCGGCGTGGAATATGTGCCAGAAGTATCAGACAGCTACGACTATTTAGTACGAGAAATAAAAGATCATGCCGCGAAATTAGCGCTTATAAACTACTTACCGAAATTAGTTGAAAAATATAACGGCGGCGAGCGCGGGGAAAATTTACTAGAGGACTTGCGCACACAGGTAGAAAATATTACAATGAGAACAAGCGTTCGTGATAAAGTAGGAACGGACTTGCAGACAGTGGGAGAAAAGTTTATCGCAGAGTATGAAAGGCGCAAAAATGGCGAGTCATTTCGCCTATGGAAGTCGAACTTTAGTGCGATTGGCGAGTACGTAAGCTCGAACATTTACACTATTTACGGAAAATCAGGGCGCGGCAAGTCGGTAATCGCGTTGGAAGAAGCGATTTATATGGCGACGCAAGGCGCAAACGTGCTTATTTGGGCGCTAGAGATGGGATGGTTCGAGGTTTGGGTGCGTATATTTGTATCGCTAAGTGGGCGACAAGGCATCACAACAGCGCATTTACACGGCATGGACTTGACTGCGGGCTTCAACCAGTCAGAAGTGAGAAACGGCAAACTTTCCGAAGAATTTGAGGTCGCATTTAAAGCGTTCGTTGAAGCGGTAAATGATCAGATCAAGGGAAATATCGTAGTGCGGGCGGTAGATGATGAGGACTTTTATAGTCGCGACTTGCGAGCATTAGAGGCAGACATAAAGACAGTAAAGGCGGACGTTGTCGTAATTGACCCTTTTTATTATCTCGATTATGAGCGTAATACGAGCAGGACGGCGGGCGGTGACGCGGCCGCAACGTCGATGAAATTAAGACGTTTGGCAGGTCGGACACAGGCGGTATTTCTAGCAATCACGCAGGCGGAAGAAGTAAAGGAAAGCAAGGATGACGACGGCAACCGAGAACTCGAAATGCCCGCGCGAGAGGGCGTCAAGAAAACGAAGCAACTGCTGGAGGATGCTTACACGCTCATTGGAGTTGATACGGACTATAAGCAAGGGCGCGGACTTGTGGGCATAAATAAAGGGAGGAGCGGCGGCGAGGGCAACGTGACGGAAATCCTTTATATACCGCAAGTCGGCGTAGTTAGGGAAATGGAAACAGGCGCAGCAGTGGCGGGGCAATTCGATTTTTAAAGGAGGTGGCGCTATTGGCGATAATTAAAATACGCGGGCAGGACGTCGACATTGATGTCGAGGAGGAACTACGACAATTTAACTGGACTCGACCGCGATGGACGTCCGACAAGCTGATCGCAGCTAGCCCGTTTCGCTATGATAAGACTCCGTCATTTTTCGTAAACTTGGACGGAGAATACGCAGGAGCATGGGGAGACAGTGGTTTTTACGACGAGGATTGGAAATCGGGTGGATTCGTCAAGCTACTCGCCTTCTTGCGCGACGAAACTTACGAGGAAACGACCGAGTATTTACTATTAAACTATGGCATGCCCGCGCGCAGCGAATCCTTAAAATTACGCTTGCCTAAAATACGACCGCCGCAGCGCTTTGAGCCGTTGCCTGAGACGTGCATAACGCAAGCAATCAGCCCGTACCTATCATCGCGTGGCATAAGCGCAGAGGCGCAGCAGATGGCGGGCGTGGGCTACGGCAAGCAAAAAGGATTCTGCGCAATACCGTGGCGGCTGCCTAATGGACGGCTGGCAAACGTAATGTATCGGGCAACGCGCGGCAAAGTATTCTTCTATGAGCGCGGCGGCTTTCCGATACGGCGATTGGTGTGGGGAATTGACATTACGCACAGACAGCAGGCAAAAATAGCCGTAATATGTGAAGCACCGATCGATGCGTTGACGTGGCTGAGCGCGGGCGTGGCGGCGATTGCAGTAGGCGGCGTAAACTTTACCGATTGGCAAGCCGATTTAATAAAGAGGTCGCCGATTGAGACGGTAATACTCGGAGCAGATAATGACAAGGCAGGCGCAAAGTTAAACGAGCTTGTCAAGAGAAAATTGCGGGGGCATGTGCGGATAGGTAGCGTTGATTATGGCGACAAAAAAGACGCCAACGCTTGCGGCGCTGACGTCCTTAAGGGTCTATCGTTTAATTACGACGGCTTGCTCGATAGGGATATCAAGGTATAGACAGATTTTTTCAATCGTCGACATAGTTACCGATTCCCCTTTCGAAAGTTTCGCAGTAGTTGCACTAGAAAGACCCAACTCTCGTTGGAGCTGCCTAAGTGAGATATTTCTCGAGACTAACTTGTTTAGTAAAGGTTGGTATGAAATTGGCATAATAACCCCTCCAAAGTAATTTTTTAAAAAAGCGGTTTACAAATCTAAACCACTGTTATATAATCTAACACATAAGGACAACAAAAACAAATAAATTTAAAAAAGTTTTTGAAAAATGGTCCAAAAAGTAGTAGTGCCTTACCCTTCTATAGTAGAGGCACAAAAAAGGAGGATAACAGATTGATAGAAAAACATAGTTTAAGATTCTTAGAGGAAGCGATGAAGTACCGCGAAATCGTCGAGCTAGTAGCGAAAGCATCCGAAAGAATATGGCACAAACTGCCCGACGTCACATCGTTCGAACATACATGCTACCGAAACATTGGAGAAGAGCTTTTGAAAGGCGGAGTAAAATCCGTAAGAAAAATGGCGAAATACTACATTAGACGGGCAGAAGCGAGGCACATAAAAGAAACGCAATACCAGCACCATGAATCGCTCGAAGCGTTGGCGCGCTACGACGATTACAGCAACGAGGGATTTGAGCCTGTGGACGTCTTGGCGGACGTTGAAGGCGAGGCGCTGGCAAACATGTCGGCAAAAGAAAAGGTCACCCTGTTGGCGCAGGATGACAATCGACAGAAAAAAATCTTAAAAGCGTGGTTGAAAGGTGATAGTGACACTGAAATATCCCGATCGTTGGCGCGATCATTAGGCGGGAATGAGTCAGGTCACAGATCATATATAAAGCGCTTTAAGAAAACGTGTCAGCAACGCCTTACTAGCGTTGTCTGAGTTAGCAGCGGGGTTATTTATCGTATAGCCCCTACTACTATAATTATACGGTATTTTTAGTAAAAACACCATGACCAACTATACAGCAATTTACGGTAAAAAACAATAGGGCGGAGGATACAATAAATGTACGAAACAATGAATTTTGACGGGGAAATGGTCGGGCTAAAGTCCCGCATTTATGTAGATTATGAAGGGCAGCTACCGCAAGAAGATGACCCTGCGGACTATGTCGAAATAGTAAAGGCGGTGCGCATCGCATGAGCTTTATCGTAGATTTATTCGCAATTTTGATCGTGTTTTTCAGCGGTGTGATGGTAGGTGACTACTTAAGCGAGCGGGATTAAATCTCGCGCCGGCTAACGTTTCCAGCGCGTAAAGCAAGCGGACAGTCAACGAAAAGAACGCATTGGGGACGTTAGCGGGCGCGGGAAGAAGAATCCAGCGCTCGGCAATTAATACGAGAAAGGAAGCGGTAAAATGGTGCAATACCAAACAGGAGTAGATGCATTAAACGCACTAAACGAGACAGGCGAAGGCAATGGCGTAGAGTTTACAAGCTTTAAAAGCGGAACAACTTTAGTTGTAAAGGTACTGGGAACTACGGATATTATTAGCTTTTATTCGTACGGAATTTACAAGCAAATCAACTCATTTGTCGCAAAAACTCCTTCGAAAAAGTCGGCTAAAGGCTATCCAATCGAAAATCTGACTCCGTGGGATAAGGCTTGGAAGTATCACAAGGACTTGTCGGAGGACTTCTCGGACTATCACGGGCAGGAGGCGGGCAAGTACCGCGCCAAACAACGCTTTGCAATGGGCTTCTACGACTTAGATAGTGGCGAGCAGATCATCATTGACGTATCAAAAAATCAGGCGCAGGCGATACACAGCGCGATTAAAAAGTACGAAAAACGGTTAGGCAAGCTCGCATTCGAGTTATCAAAGGAGGGCAGCGGCACGAATACAGCGGTAAGCCTGACGCCTGTCCTTGACATGGAAGAGGATTTAACGGATAAGCAGCGTAAGAATTACGACAAAGCGCCTGAAAAGTTCGACATGACGAAGTTTGACGGAATACTTTACGAAGCTGACGAAAAAGAGCAGATTGAATTGCTCGACAAGGCAGGCTTCGACGTCACCCTGATCGGGTATGAAAAGCCAAGCGCGGAAAGCGATGAGCAAGCAACCGACGTGACGCACGACTTTTAAGCGACATAAAAACGACGAAAGGAGGCGGCGAGTATCGCGCATGAGACGCAAGTTACAGGAGTAGTTAGCGAATTAACTGCGGCAAAGTTTCTTATGGAATCGCTTGGCTACGAGGTCGCAAAGCCGTTAGTGCCGGAAGTTTATGACTTCTTGGCACGCGACCCGATTAACGGCAAGTGCTACCGGATACAAGTAAAAACGTTGCAAATACGGGAAGATCGAGGCGGCGCGCTAATTGTCGTAGCTAAAAAGGGGAACGGCGAAGCATATACGCCGGACGAGGTTGACTATATTGTCGGAGTTGACAGAGATAGAGCATTTATGTTTGAATGCACCGGCATGAAGGAGTATTGGTCAACGGAGCAGACGGCAAAAAAGCGATGGATGTTGCTGCATAAAACGGAGATGGAGGCGGTCAATTAATGGCGAAATTAAACGGAGTTAATGTACTTGACATGACGGACGGAAAAATCAAGAAAGTTGAGTACGATGGGGAGCAGTACGAGCTGACAGAAGGAGACGCACGCACGGGAGATATAGTCTTAATTATAGAGGCGCGGGAAGATACTACATTAAGCGCATTTTATTTATATGTAGGCAGCCTTAGCGACGGAGACCATCGACTTATAGACGATGTAGGCGAGCTTGGTAGTAACTTCAATAACTGTTATAGACTTTTCCGCAGAGTAAAGCCACAACCTGAGTTTAAAGTTGGCGACATTGTAACTGTCATCGGTGAAGGCACATCGTGTAACAGAATAGGCGATGTCGGGGAAGTTACAGAAACTTATACTAAAGGCGAGATGATTCGCGTTAAAGTACCATATAGGGGAATCACCAGTAATGTGCACAGCTACCATGGAATCCGCCACGCGACTTACGAAGAAATAAAGAATTACGAGCGTATATTAGCGTTCAGTAAAGCAGGACGCAAGGTAAACGAGTTTAGGGAGGGTGATATTGTGCGCGCGAGTCATTACGGAATAGTGGAAGTGGATTATTTCGCTGAAGGAGACCCTCATCAGGTAAAATTTACGGTTGACAACAAATCCAACGCGATGCATGTGGAAGGTTGCGGGCTAATCGTGCCAGTAGAAAGACGCGTTGACCTAGATGACTGACACTCCGAAGTGCGCCCAATGCGGCGCCCCTACCGACGAAGGTTTATACGACGAAAGGAAAGGAAACTATTTTTGCGACGAGTGGTGTTGGCACGATTGGGCAGACGATAATTATATTGAGCTAATTATGTTTTATGCGACACTAAATATAAAGTAGGAGGACGGTAGTATGATACCTTACGTAAAATTTATGAAACACGCAGAAAAGATCACGAAAGCAGCATCTAAAGATAGACCGATGTTGAGAGGAGTATTTCACGCGGATGACGGCAGTTTGGCGGTAACTGATTCGCATCGCCTATATTTCGCTAAAAATGCCCATACGAATGAATCAAACGTAGTGATTGACCCGAAAACAGGTGCTATAATCGATGGCAATTATCCTGATATTAAGCGACTTATCCCTGACCCTGATGA